TCAAACGGTTCTGGTGGTAATGGCTCTGGTTCCCGCCGCAACAACGCACTCGCCGCGCTTTCCGCGAGGTTTTTCTTGTCTAAGGGGTTGTAGGGTTCGACCTTTCTCATTCGAACACTCTATCTGTTCGCGAACGGATTTTACAACGATTCTTGCAAGTTGTACTGGAACGGCATTTCCAAGCTGGCGCATCGTTTCACCCCAAGATCCATGAAAGCGAAAACTATCAGGAAAGGTTTGCAAGCGAGCGCTTTCGCGGATGGAGAAGTAACGGATCGTGTCGTCTGGACGCCGCAACATGTTTTCGCCACCAGGAACACCATGGACGCCGGCCTTGAGGGTTTTAGCGGGTTCATCCAGTGGGCTACCAGTATGCCCAGGGTAAGAGCGTGCGCCGGGGATGAAGCGGTGATCCGGTATTTTCATGGCTTCATCTGGAAAAAATTCAGGGTCTGTTATGTCGTGCAAGGCGTCACGTACGGTCTGCCAAGGAAGTTCTTTTGGCTTCTCTCGCAGCTTACTAGCACGTTTTTGTTCGCGGTCATTTTTGACGGGTTGGATCCCGTGGCGTTCCCAATAATCACCATCTCGCCATTTTGACCACAACAAGGCATCGCGTGAATGGGTTGGATCAGGGAAATGAAAAGAAGCCGCCAAGTCCTCGCGAATACCGACGATGAATACCCGCTCACGCTTTTGAGGTACGCCATAATCAGCCGCGTTTAAGAGGCGAATAACAACATTATATGCCAAGCCGCCATTGGCGCCACTCGTTTCGTAATCTTCAAGCCGCTTTAGATGATCCAGCCATTCTTCCCCTTCTAGAGGAGTTAAATCCGGGTGGCATAGACGAAGTCGAATATACTCAAGGTAATTTGTGAATGCCTGCCGTCTTAGGCCTTTTACATTCTCGAAGACAAAAGCTTTGGGCTGCAGCTCTTTGACAGCACGGGCAGCTTCGGGAAACATGTCCCGAGGATCAAGGAAGGCGCGGTGTCGCCCCCCCATCGAAAATGGTTGGCAGGGTGGTCCTCCAGTGACCAAGTCTACTTTCCCCATTAGCGGCGAGTAGTCGAATTTTCGAACGTCACCGTCATCCCACCCATGAAGAGGCCATTTTGTGTTCTCGGTCAGCGTGTCGCAGGCCCACCGATCAATCTCGACGACTGCCGCATGATGGTATCCAGCACTTTCGACACCCAGCCCTAGACCACCAGCTCCCGCGAACAATTCAACTGATTTCATTTCAAAAACCCTTTGATGCTGTCTTGCAATTTCTCATTATCGCCGGCTTCGCATTCCCAAACTTCAAGCACATCCCACCCCAATTCCTTTAACATCTTCTTATTACGCTCGTCTCGCACTCGGTTTGCCTCCAATTTTGGCAGCCCGAAATCTCGGCGGGACTTTGGTAATCTGGCTAACTTGCACGCCGGGTTTCGGTGGCGATGCCAGAAACATCCGTGAACGAAGGTTACCTTTCGACGCGGTCCGAACACTAGCTCGGGGCATCCAGGCTGATCTCGCCGGTGTAAGCGGTAGCGAAATCCAAGTGCATGGACCAAGCTGCGAACGCGCATCTCGGGCTTGGTGTCGCGTCCGTGAATCAAGCTCATGCGTCTTGATCGTTCTTCTTTTGTTAACGTGTCCATACCTCATATCGTGCCTTACTACCAACGCACACACAATATGGCGAGAGAATAATGCGGGATGGGGGCATACGGTTTATGCATTTTCTATCTCTATGTTATTCGTTCTGTTCTGTTGAGTAGGTGCTATCGAACTTTTCTGCTCTACCCACACCACGGGAAACGGCTCCAGCAGGGTTGCCAAGGTCATCTCCGGCGGCTGCCGTCCCGCAAGGATCATCTCGACGATGTCCGGTGCCAGCAGGCTTATGCGCAAAACGCGGGTCATGTAGGTTAGCGCCAATTTTTCGTGTTTGGCCAGTTCGGTGATGGTGGTGAACTGGCCGCTTTCCAGCATCTTTTTCCAGCGGAAGGCGCGGGCCAGTGCCTTTACCAGCGTGCTGTCGACGCGGGGTTTTTCGATGGCGGCGGGCTCGCCGTTCGGCGTGATGACCTGTTTGCGGCCGCCATATTTGCGGATGGTGAAGGGGACATGCACGGTGACAGTGTGGGCGGTGATTTTCATGCCGCAGCCTTCCGCATTTCCCGCACCAGCCCAGATAAGCCGTCGATGCGCAGGTGCACATCCAGCCCGCCAAGGCCGATATCGACCCGCTCCACCAGCAACTGCACGATGCGGGCCTGCTCGGCGGGAAACAGTTCGTCCCAGAGCGGATCAAAATGCATCAGGGCTGTGCGGGCCTCGGCCTCGGTTATTTCACCGTCATGGGGCTTGGCCGCTTTCCATGTGCCGATGATGATCTCCGGCTGGTGGAATACGGCGCGCAACTGGTCGATCACGGCCGCCTCGATGTCACCCGCAGGCACGCGGCCGACCGGACAGGTGCCCGCACCGTGTTTCAGCACGGTCTGGCTGACGTAATAGCGATACAGCCGGTCCTTCTTGCGGGTATGGCTGGGCGAAAACGCCGCCCCGTCCGGCCCGAACAGCAGCCCCCCTAGCAAGGCGGACGTTTGCGCGCGGGTGTTGCTGGCGCGCTTGCGGGGGCTTGTCCGCAGAATAGTGTGCACTTTGTCCCAGAGTTTGCGCGGGATGATCCCCTTGTGCTGGCCGGGGTATGATTGGCCTTTGTGGACGGCCTCGCCAATATAAACGCGGTTGTTCAGCAGGCGGTAGATGTAATTCTTGGTGACCGGCTTGCCTTGCTTGGTGGTGACGCCATTCGCCCGCAACTCACGGGCCAGAACCGTGGCCGAACCGATCTCGGCAAAGCGGTTGAACACGATGCGCACGGTTTTGGCTTCGGCTTTGTTGATGACCAGTTTTCGGTCTTTCACGTCATAGCCCAAGGGCACCGTCCCGCCCATCCACATGCCTTTTTTGCGCGAGGCCGCAATCTTGTCGCGGATGCGCTCGCCGGTAACCTCGCGCTCGAACTGGGCAAAGCTGAGAAGGATGTTCAGGGTCAGCCGCCCCATCGACGTCGTGGTATTGAAGGATTGTGTCACGGAAACAAATGTCACACTGTTGCGGTCGAACACCTCGACCAGCTTGGAAAAGTCCATCAGCGAGCGCGACAGCCGGTCGATTTTGTAGACCACAACCACATCGATCAGCCCCTCCTCAATATCCGCCAGCAGCAGTTTCAAACCCGGCCGCTCCAGCGTGCCGCCCGACACCCCGCCGTCATCGTAATGCTCATTACCGGCGGCGAACTTCGCGGACTTGGCCTTGATCCGGACCGGTTGATCGAAGGTGGCTTGCTCGAGCGTCGTGACCGGCAAGATATCGTGCTGATCGACGAGGATGATATTGATGGTGAGGTCGCAATTGAACCGTCATCCACACCCGGCATGGTCAAGGTAACGGGCCCATTTGGGGAAGATGCCGGCGAATACCCTCTGGCCGATATGGAGCGTTTCCAGTTGAACCGGCAGTGGCTTCAGGAAACTGTCCTGCGGCTGGTTGGCTCGCTGCTCACGAAAAAGGGCCCACAGATTATCGATGAGGACCTGATTCTGTTGGGGGACATGGGTGTCGACGGTGCCAGTACTCCGGTTTATTTTGCGCGGCGGCTTGGCGACCCTCCGGTCATCAACAAGCTGGATCAGCTCCTGAGGGCCCGCAACACCTCCGGTATCGGCATTGTTTTGTCTTCCAGTCCTGCAACTCTCACCTGCCTCGGGCCAAATGTTGTGGTCCCGATCCTTTCCCATCTTGAGAAAGTGGGTGAGGAACAGGAGCTGTCACGCGATGCCGTGGTTCAAATCTTGAACTCTGGGCGCAACCTTGCAATGGGCGGCAGCACGGTTGCGATTCACCGTGCAGGATCGCAAAACGGCACCGTTTTTGTACCTGGAAAACCTCCACTTCACCTGTTGGGAGCAAATCAAATCACGATATTTGAACGGCTTGTCAAAGCCCATCTGGACGGGGTCCCCGATGTAAAAGCTGGGACCCTCGTCGAGGGCACGCAATCGAGAAGCCCGCAGCATGCTTTCCGAAAAGCCACATGGGACGGGATCAAGGGCGTATACATCATCAAAGGTGCCAAGCACGGATTTTGGCGGCTTGCCGTTTAGTCGCCCCACCTCGAATCGAGTTTAGACGCTGGTCTAAACTTTCGCGGGGGACGGTCTAACATTCTACTGATTATTGGAAAGGCTCACTCAACAGAGGAGCATTTCAATGCCGACTCCCAATTTCCAGCGCCAATCAGCGCGCTTGACCCGTAAAACCACCCATCATTCAACTGACTGGCGTTGCACGCGCTGTGACAAGCTGCTCGGCGTTTGCCGTGACGGCCGCATGCACCTGCGTTTTGCGCGCGGGCACGAATATTTCGTCAGCTTTCCGGTCACGGCCACCTGCCGTGGTTGCGGAACGTTGAACCAGGCAAGCGCCCCCGCCGGGCGCTAACCCCAAATCCCCGAAACTGAAGAGGCGCACGACGCCCTGACCTGGCCCTACCGGAGGCGCTCGACGCCCGGCCGCAAGGCAGGCGTCCGATGCCCTTCAGCTGGCACGAAATCCATGAACACCTCATGCAATCATCAACTCCCCTCGGCTTTCAGCGCGCATTCGATGCGATCCGTCAGGATCATAAACATCTCGAAGATTTTCGCGACCCGGCAGCCGTGCTTGATGCCCTTCACCACGGCTCGCGCAATCATGAAGCGAAAAACTGCATTCTCACATCCCTGATCATGGCGGCACAATCCAGAAACAAGAGTGCAGATTGCGCGCTGACAATGACGCTGCTGGCGCTCTGGCCCGGGATGGATGCCATCCTGCGCCGATCAAGACGGCGAAATGTCGGTCACGTCGACAAACTGCCTTCGGAAATTCTCGCCCGCGCAATCGAAGCCGTCCGCTGCCTTGATCTCGGCCGGGTCAACTGGATTGCCGCAACCATCCTGCGCAACGTTGAGCGCGATATCATGCGGGCGCATCAACGGGATGCCAACCGCCAGGCACAACATGCCGATATCGACCCGGACGAGGTTGCAGCAGGTGGTTTCACGGATGGCCCGGCGATCAGCCAGGGCCGTCTGTTTGACGAGGTCCAACATTTCGTCGGTGCAGATGCCAAGCTGGTAATCCGCGTGGTGGTTGAAGGGTATTCCCAAGTGGAAATGGCGGTGGAGCTGGGCCTGTCCGATGCCGCCGCCCGCAAGCGTTACCAGCGCGCAATCCGGCAGTTGCGGGATGCCATGAAAGAAAAATCATGACCGATGTCCCGATCCATCGCCCGGAGTGGCTTTTCAATATTAGACGCCACCGCTGAACCCGCAGTCAAAGGAAAGCCATCAATAATGACCAAGCCTGAGAACACAACGACTGAAGACCTGAAACGCATCCCCGGCCTGTTTCGACGCTGGGAACTGCCCGAAATTTTCGAGGCAAACTGTGATTATCACATCGAGGATGCAGGCACACATGTGGATGGCACACCGCTCATGGCCCTCTATTCCAGCGGGGCACAGGGAAGTTCCGGTGCTTCCAGCATGGATGACAGGCGTGAAAATGCTGATCCCCGAGACGCCATTCCAGCAAACCTTCTTTCCGAAGCCATCATCGCGGCGCTTCCCCTGACATTGGATGTCGGGGCCGCCCACAAGCCTCTGCCGCTCTTTTCCGCCGGCGGTGCAACGGTTGCTGATTTGGGAGCCGCAATCAAAAACCTCGGCCTAATGCTTAAGGACGAGGGACGGAAATCTGACGCCCTTTCACGGCTTCATCAGGAGTTGGTCGCCCACGGGGCGGCACCCAATACCGGCATTTTTGAAATGCTCATGATCATTGCAACACACCCAACCACGTCCCGCACACCCACTGCGCAGCCAAGCCCAAGAGCTGTTGGGACGAAACCGGCCGCGCGTGAGTAGGAGCATCAGAGGAGATATTTTCATGAAACACACCCCGATACATGCCGCCCAGCCGAACCGGCCTCTCACCGAAATTGAATTCTGCGCCTGGGTGGCGCAGGCTTTGCCCAGCGATCGGCTGGAATACCATCGCGGCTTTCTGGTGCTTGATACGTTCCCGGTGTTCTCCAGCCTTGACGACAAAGCCCGCGCGGCGTTGCGCAAACTGGCGGACCGCATTTTTCACGTGGCGGAACAGGGCTTTGTGCATCTGGTGCAGGAGCGTGTGGGGCCGGATTGCTTTGCCTATATCGCTGTCGCCCGCCCCAAACCCAAATCCGCGAGCATCTCGCTGTCGGAACTCCTGTTGGAAGGAGAAGCCGCCTGATGCCCGTTTTCCAATCCCTTTTCACTCATGACGGAGACCCTTTTATGCCCTTTCCCGAAAACGCACCCCGCGTCGATGATCTGACATCGATGCCACCACAGGACATCGCCGCCCTGCCGGTTGAATTGTTGGCCATCCTCCAGCGCGAGATTGATGAAACCACAAAGCGGGTCAAAGCCGCCAAGGCCCGCCTCGATGGGGCGCTGACCATCCGGTATGCCACCCGCGCCGAAGAACTCCGCCACGAGAGCGGCAAGGACACAGGCACCGTTCGTTTTGATGACGGGGATTTCACCGTTGTGGCAGACCTGCCCAAGCGGGTCGGCTGGGATCAGAACAGGTTGGCCGAAATGGTCAAACGCATCCGCGCGGCAGGCGACGATCCAGCCGAGTATGTCGACATTTCCTTCAAGGTTCCCGAGCGCAAATACAGCGCATGGCCCGAAGGCATCCGCAAGGGCTTCGAGCCCGCCCGCACCGTGCGCCCCGGTAGCCTCAAGGTCGAGCTTGTCAGTCAGGAGGCGGATCAATGAGCCTTCCCATCATCAGCGCCGACGAGCGCCTGGCCGAGCAACGCGGCATCAAGGGCTGCATCTTCGGGAAATCCGGGATTGGGAAAACATCCCTGCTCTGGACGCTCGACCCTGCCACCACCCTGTTCATGGATCTCGAGGCGGGCGATCTCGCCATCGAGGGCTGGCAGGGCGATACCATCCGGCCGCGCACCTGGGCCGAGTGTCGGGATTTCGCGGTGTTCATCGGCGGGCCCAATCCGGCTTTGCGGGATGACCAGCCCTATGGTCCGGCGCATTATGCTGCCGTGTGCGAGCAGTTTGGTGATCCGGCGGCGCTGGAGCGCTACGAGACCATCTTCATCGACTCGATCACGGTTGCCGGTCGGCTTTGTTTCGGCTGGTGCAAGGGCCAGCCCGAGGCGTTTTCGGAAAAAACGGGCAAGCCGGATGTGCGCGGGGCCTACGGGCTGCACGGGCGCGAGATGATCGGCTGGCTTACGCATCTGCAGCACACGCGGGCGAAAAATGTATGGTTTGTCGGCATCCTCGACGAGAAGCTGGACGACTTCAATCGCAAGGTGTTCTCCGCCCAGATCGACGGTTCCAAGACCGGTCTCGAGCTGCCCGGCATCGTCGACGAGGTTATCACCATGGCCGAGCTTCCCGGTGACGACAGCCAGCCTTTTCGCGCTTTCATCTGCCAGACCATCAACCCGTGGGGCTTTCCGGCAAAGGATCGCTCGGGCCGCCTCGCGCAGGTCGAGGAGCCGCATCTCGGCCGCCTGATGGACAAGATAAGAACCCCCGGCGCGCCTGCTGCCGATCGGCTGACCTACACCAAACCCACCGAGCCGGCCAACTCGGCCGATCAAAACCCAACCACAAACTGAACGAAAAGGAGGGTCCCGACATGGGTTCCTGGAATGATTTCAACGACGCAAAAAGCAACATCAACCCGATCCCCAAGGGAACGCTGGCCAAGGTGCGCCTGACTATCCGCCCCGGTGGGTTCGATGACCCGAGCCAAGGCTGGACCGGCGGCTACGCTACGCGCGGCTCGACCGGCGCGGTTTATCTAAATGGCGAATTCACCGTGCTGGAGGATCAATATGCACGCCGCAAAATCTTCACGCTGATCGGGCTCTACAGCCCCAAGGGGCCGGACTGGGGCAATATGGGCCGCTCTCTGGTGCGCGGCATCCTCAATTCCGCGCGGGGGATTTCTGACAAGGACATGTCGCCCGAGGCGCAGGCAGCGCGCCGTATCGGCGGTTTTGCCGACCTCGACGGGATCGAGTTTGTCGCCCGCATTGATGTCGGCACCGATGCCAACGGCGATGACAAGAACGAAATCCGTTCGGCAGTGACGCCCGATCACAAGGATTACGCGCAAATCATGGGTGCAATCGCACCGGCGCAGCCCCCGCTTTCACAGGGTGCGCAGGGTTCGCAACCCTCGCAGGGCACTCAATCCTCTCAGGCACCGTCGGCCACCGGCCGCCCGTCCTGGGCACAATAGGAGGGTCTGGCCATGTTGCTCCGCCCCCGCCAGAAACTCTTTGTCGAGCGCAGCCTTCGCGCGCTCGATGAACACGGCAATACGGTTGCTGTGGCCAGCACCGGATTCGGAAAATCGATCGCTTTGTCCGCAGTCATTGCCGGCTCCATCAAAGGAACCGGGGCAAAGGCCTGCGTGCTTGCGCATCGCGACGAGTTGACCTCCCAGAACCGGGACAAATATCGCCGCGTCAATCCACAGCTGAGCACGTCGGTCGTTGATGCCAAAACCAAAAACTGGGCCGGCCAGACCACTTTTGCCATGGTCCAGACCCTGACGCGCCCGGCAAACCTTGCCGCTATGCCCAAACTCGATCTTCTGGTGATTGACGAAGCGCACCACGCAGTGGCTGACGGTTATCGACGCATCATCGACCGGGTTCGCGATACCAATCCGGACTGTCGGATCTTCGGGGTCACGGCCACGCCGAACCGGGGCGACAAGAAAGGGCTGCGCGCGGTTTTTGACAACGTCGCCGATCAGGTTCGGCTTGGCGAGTTGATCGCCTCGGGGCACCTGGTGCCGCCTCGCACCTTCGTTGTCGATGTCGGCGTGCAGGACAAACTTCAGAATGTTCGCAAATCTGTCGCCGATTTTGACATGGGCGAAGTGGCGGAGATCATGGACCACGCGCCGGTGACCGACGAGGTTATCCGCCATTGGAAGGAAAAGGCTGGCGATCGGCAAACGGTG